GCGCGATCTCGTGCACTACGCGGAGGGCGGCCCCTGGGACTCGGTGTGGGTCTACGAATACTGCTATACACTCCGCAAATATGACTACCGTGCAGGTCCGCGCCATAATCGGTGCTCGCGTGTCGATCTTCACCGACGGAAAAGAGTCCCAGATCACCCAACGGACCAGAGGCACTGCTTACGCCGAGTCCCAAGGTTGGACCGTTGTCGGAACGTTCGAGGATCTGGACGTGTCCGCAATCAAACAGTCGCCGTGGGACAGACCTGACCTTAAGCAGTGGCTCACCGATCGCGCGGATGATTGGGATGCCCTGGTCTTCGCCAAGACTGACCGTGTATTCAGGTCGGCTGCCGACTGCGTAAAGCTGTCGGAGTGGTGCCGGGACCACAAGAAGATTCTGGTACTCGTTGACGACGGGATCAAACTCGACTACTTCCACCCCGACTCCCAGCAAGACGCATTCGCTGGGGCGATGTCCAAGGTGTTTCTAATACTCGCTTCTGTGTTCGCAGAGATTGAGGGGCAGCGGTTCGTCCAACGTGCTCTAGACCGGGTAACCCAGTACCGCCACCAACCGCGATGGGCCTACGGGGTGCCCCCGTACGGCTTTCAGGTGGTAGACCGCCCCGAGGGAGGTAAAACCCTCGGTCACGATCTGGAAGCGCAACAGGTGCTACAAGGCATCGCTACACGGCTTCTCAGCGGCGACTCACTAACTCGGATCACAGCCGATCTAAACGAGACCGGCGTATTAAGCCCCGCTGATCGGCTACGTCAGCGGACGGGCAAGGAACTCAGGGGGTCACGCTGGACGGTGATCACGGTTCAAACGATTCTTACTAATCCGGCTACACAAGGGGTCAAGACGGCTAAGGGTAAGCCCGTGCTAGACGCCGGGGGTGAGCCCGTGCGGGTAGGTCCGCCGTCCTTCGATTCCGAGACCTGGGGGCGCATACATTCCGAGCTGGCACAGCGCAGCCAGAGCGGGCAGCAGCGTAGGCACTCAGACAATCCGCTTCTCGGCGTAGCCAAATGCGGCGCGTGTGGGAAGAACATGCGGCACTTCCAACGCACGAAAGGTGGACGGCACTACCGCTACTACATCTGCGGTAGCACCCCGAAAGCCTGCCCCGGCGTTTTGATCAACGCCGATAACGCCGAGCTGGCTGTAGAGACGTCGTTTCTCGATGTGCATACCAACCGCAGAATCAAGGAACGCGTATGGCGGGCAGGTTCCGACCACTCTGCTGAACTAGAGCAGACCACTAACACGATCAAGGCGCTTTGGGAGGACCGGGCACTCGGGTTGTTCACCACACCGGAAGACCAAGACATGTTTCGTCAGCAGATGGCCGCACTAGTCGCTAAGCGTGATGCGCTGGCTCTGACTCCCGTGATCAAGGCCGGTTGGGTTGACGTAGAGACGGAGCAGACCTACGGCGCTGTGTGGCCCGATGCGACGCCGGTAGAGCGCCGCAAGATGCTTACCGACGCCGGGATGAAGCTGACGGTATATCGGGCCAACGAATACGAGACGTACGTCGACCTGGACAAAGCAATCGGAGAGGGTGCGGTAGGTGAGGACCTGCACAACGAGCTAGAGGCGCGGGCAGCAGACGAACGCCGAAGGTGGGGAATCCCGGACTAACCCTCTCATAGGTTAAATACCCGTTACCTAAACCCAAAATGGTCTCTCGTTACTGAATCGTTATCGGAAGGTCAATAAGGTCTCCCGGCTTGACGTCGGTTGCGAAGCCGTCAGCGATAGCTTTAGCCCCTGTAAGATTTGTTACCCCTGTCAGGTCCCTGGCTACGGTTGGCTTGGCTGCGGGGCACAGCGTCCCAGCCCTGTACTTTCGGATAGACGGTAGTGAAGTTAAACCAGCCAACCCCAACCCTACGAACTCGGTCACGGGCATAGATTTCACATTTGAAATCTATGACCTGCCATCGTGGGTGAACGCCCACACGATCGCCGCACGCTTCCACTCCGAGGCGGTGATCAGCTCGCCCAAGCCTTTGGTACTAACCCGACCGGTAAACGTAGTCCAGGTAGTCGGTGTACGTGGGCTCGGTGAGCCACGGCGGCAACAACGGGGCGATGACGAACATCGCTTGTGAGATTCCTAGTAGCGCCCACTCGTTGTCGAGTATTTCCAGTTCACCCGTGGCGGTCTTCCAGTTGATCTGGTACGAGTAGTTCCCGTCAGTTTCCCCGGTGTAGGCGTTAGGGTTTCGAACCAGACGTACGACGGCGTTCGCCTCAATCATCTTGACGATCTCGACGTCGATCTTGTCGTCGGCGATCTGGTCGTCCAGATCGGGGATTCGTGATCGAATGATCAGCTCCGCGTCTGCAAGACGCGCGGCGACCATCGTCGCCTCATCCGCGCTCAGTTCCCGTCCAAGCCGTCCTGACACGTCCGAGGGTTCGGCGTAGGTCATCGTGTCAGCATCCTTCGGAACCATTCGGCTGCCGACAATCCAGCGGCATTCATGATCGGCGTCAACCGGTCGGCGCGGTCTAGCGACTGGCTCAGAGCTGCCATATAATCGTGTAAACCGTTGGGATATAACCAGTTGTCGAACGAGCTTAGTTCGTCGGGCAGCGTGGCAGCAGAGGGCCTATTGGCCTGGTGTCTGCGGGTCTTAGCGAGTTTCATAGTCGTCCTCTTCTGGTTCTGCGAAGTTGAGCCGGGACAGCTGACGGGCAAGGGCTTCCCGTGCGTTCTCCGCTTGGGCTACAAGGGGGTGAATGACCACCTGGCCCATAGACCCTTTAACGGTCATCGGTTGTCCTGCCATCCCTTTGTCCAACTTGTCGATTAGGTCTGCTGTCGAGCAGGCGTCGTAAAGGATTCGGCGCTTGTGGGGCGCTGCCGAGAGGTCATAGATCTGTGTTATCTCTGTCCAGAGCTTTTTACCCTGGTAGTCCAGCCCCTTAGGCATTCGGACTTTCGAGGTTGTCATTTAGATGTACTTTCCACCGCTAGTTTTCGGGGCTCAACCGCCCCTGAGCAGCGGATTTGTTGAAAAATTAGGTAATTGAACTTTCGCACGATGTCTGTGCCGCATAACGTCCCGATCGGGGTGACCGGGGGAGGGGGTGTATCCCTGGGTTTGCCAGATCCCTTGTGCCACTGCACTGTTCGATGTACACTGAGTGACATGTCCACCACCGCAGTCAGATTCACACTCACTACCTTGTCCACCCTCACGGTGACCCTAGGTGGGTACGTGGTACCCACCACGCACCCACACGCAGATGCACAGCCGCTATCTACGTGCGAGTACGAGGATGGGAACACCAACGGGATGCCATGCAACTGGATAGATCCCGATACCGGAACGGCCTACCTCGTAGACTCATTCAACTACCGATAACCCATCCGCCCACAAACCCCCGCCCCTCCATAAGGCCGGGGGTTTCTACTGGGTTTAGTTCCGTACCTCAACGGTGGCAGCTGTGTAGTTACTGAAGTTCTGCCCACCGGTTTGTGACGCTGAGCCATCGGAGGTTGTGTCGTTCTTCGTATTGAGTAGCAAGCCCGGCTGGAACCCGGTGCCAGACGCGGCGCGGCGGGTGTAACCGGTTGGGGCTGCGTCCCATACGGTGCTGTTTAGGGTGGTGTGGGCGTGGAAGTACAACAGCACCGACGATCCATCTGTGTGGTCCAACGTGATAGCCGGGGCTGTGGACGGCCCGCTTGAGGTACCACGTTGGGACGCATGCCCTCCGATAGGGGTAGCCGCGTTCTGTCCTCGCAGTACTACCGCGATCATGCGGCTTGTGTTCGTCCACGTCCCAGATGTGTGGTTCGTAGCCGTCGCCTTGAAATAGGAGGTAGTGACACCCGTGTCGGCGGTGTTGTCGATGTACACCCAGTTCGGCACGGTTCCCGCCGCAGAGGGTTTTACCGGGGCCTGGGTGGCGTAGTCGTTGACTGCGCACAACACGATCAATTCCCCAATCGCGTGGGTGGGGATTGGAACAGAGTTGACTCCAGTAGCGTTTGCATCAACGAACTGCACAGGTGACGCACCCGACCAGATCTCGGTAGTTCCCAGGTAGATCTTTTGAACGGGTGTCGAACCCAGATAGACGCCTTGCAGACCAAGGCTTCCTGAGTACACGGCCATTACGAAACGCCCTTCGGTTGGTCTGTGATTGTCGTGATCTGCCGCCACTGCTCTCGGGTGATACCCCGTTCACGTTCTGCGAACTGAGATACCTTACGTTCCAACTGGTCTAGCTCAGTCAGCTTGTCGCTCAGCTCGACTGCGGTAACCCAGAGTTCCGATACGTACTTGTGTTCGCCCCTAAAGGCTGCGCAGATCCTCTGTACCCGGATAGTCCGGTAGTCAACGTTCCGGCATAGTGCCGAGCAGTATTGACGCTCGGTGTCCGTGCCATCAGGCTTAGGGGTTCTGGCTCTGCGCCTACATCCCTCACGGCTGCATACGTTTATGATTCCACCTCTCTAAGACGGAAAGGGGCCGGTATGACCCGGCCCCCAACCACCTATCCGCTCTTGCCGACGACACCTAGTGCCTGCTTGTTCAGCTGGTTGTTCTTGACGGCGATCGTGTCGTCTACGTTGGACGTGTAGAAGTTCTGTGTGAGCGCCTTGCCCGCGAAATCCATACCGAACTTCAGACCTTGTTCTCCAAGCTGTGACAACAGGCCCTTACCGCCAATCCCCAAGTCGGACATGAATTGATCGGCGTTGGCCCCGGCGAACGCGAACCCTGCGTCGATGCCGCGTTGCGCGTAGCCGGTCCAATCAAACGCGTCCCGGACGCTCTGACCAATACCCTGCGCGGTCTTCTCAATCTCGCCTTGCTTCGACTTCAACCCGTTGATAAGGCCATCCCCGATGAATCCACCGATGGCAGCCATAACCGTTGATGGCGAGTGGATTCCGAGGAAACCGGTGACGGCGTTCTTGACAGCACTGGCGAGTTCTTTCGCCTTGGCTACGGCAGAGTCGATCATCCAAGAGATGCCGTTGATCAGACCTTGAACGACGTTCCGGCCCGCGTCTACAAGCCAGTTGATCGCGTCGGAGAAAAACGATTGGATCTTTCCGGGCCACGAACCGACCTCGGCCATGATCTGAGATCCGCCGCTGACGATTGCCGATACGACGTTGGTGATTGCGGACGAGACAGCTGACACAATCCCGTTCCAGGCACCCGACGCAGCCGATTGGATCGAAGACCACATGTTCGAGAAGAACGAGACGGCGTTCTGGAAGAACGTCACAACCGCGTTCCACGAGTCCTTTAGGCCCTGCCAGACACTTGACCACGGAACAGCGTTGAACATCGACGTGATCGTGTTGACGAGCCAAGCGGGGTCGAACGCGTTTAGGAACGATGTCTTGAACCCGTCCCACGCCTTCTGTCCGGCGTCACCGTTCTGTTGAACGTTGGGATCGCCTTTGCGATCTCCGGTCATAGACGACAGGGCGCCGGTGGCTTTGATCAACGGTGCGGCCAACGCCGACAGCTGCTCTAGCCGGGTAAAGGTCTTGTCCAGGATCGGCCACAGGCCGTCGATAGCCGTCTTCATGTCTTGGAAGAACCGGACTACCTTGGCTGCGTTCTCCGGGTTGGAGATCCAATCAAATCCCTTGAGGAACAGATCGCCGACGGCGGACCCGAATGACTTCAACGAGTCACCCAGGCCCTTCATCGCTCGGTCGAACTGCGAGAGACCGGAGGCGTCTACCTTGGTTATCTTGTCGACCCAGGTAAGGACCCGACCCGCCCAGTTGTTGAACGACTGGGCCATTCCGGGCAGCTTCTTGGAGAACTCGGTACTTAGCGTCAGCATCGCGGCGGTGAAGTCCCGGATACCCGGACCGGCTTGGCCGAGAGCGTCACCGATGTTTCTGAACATCGTCTTGATCTGGTCGAGGCCCTTGGCCGAGGTGATAGCACTGACAAACCCATCGGTCATACCGACTAGGCCCTGTGCGATAGCGCCGAATCCCTCTTGTAAAGCGGGGATTATCGCCAGCAGCTTCGTGAAGACGGGGGTCAGGCCAGACTCGAATACCTGCGATACCGAGTCTTGTATCTTCGCCAACTGTTCGCCGGGCTTGAGCTTGCCCTTCTTGTCGAAGACAGCCCATCCCGAGTTGACGAGTGACTGTTTGATGCCTTCCATACCCATCAACACCGCACCGAGCGGAGCGACTATCGCGCTCAGGATGCCCGGAAGTGCCACCAGCGCACCGGACATGAGTCCGATCGCGGGAACGGCCAGTGACGCGGCAGCGGCGATAGCGACTATCGAGACACCAAACGGACGGGCGGTGGCTATGGACTGACCCATCGACTGAGTCATCTCAGATATGGATGCTCCGAGCGTGCTGAATATCCCGCCTCGGCCACCCGACTTTTGAAGCGCCAGCATCTCAGCTCGCGCACGCGCGGTGTCCGCGTGCACCTGGATATGTGCGTCCATACCCTTGGTCGCGGCGTTCACCTTCTGCCGGAAACCATCTAGATCGGGGTCGATATTGACCTTGGCTTCAAGGCCCTTGGTTATCGCTTCCAGTTGGCGCTTGAGTTCACGGCGGAAACCGTCGGTATCCGGCACAACGCGTACGCTGATGCGCCCCACTTCTCTAGAGGCAGCTGCCATGTTTCACCTCCTTTTGGGGGTTAGGGGGGCTCCCTCGGGGAACTGGCGGCGGGCAACCAGTTCCCTTCGGGAAGTCGAATTAGGCAGCGTCGTAACCGCGCACGATGCCGGGCTCATTGGTGAACGCGATGCCGTAGCGAGCGGTCACACGGAGCAACTGACCGTCCTTGTAGACGTTCGGGAACTTCTCAACACGAGTTCCCTTGCGAACCACCACGTTTACGTGGTCCTTCGGAATACCCCAGAACAGCGTCGAGGCGTCAACCTGGTTGGAGCGCAGGACCGGAAGCCCCGCAACCAGGATTCCGTCGTCAACGAACTGCAAGAGCGACTGGTTACTACCACTCTGAATCTTGAGCTGAGATAACGCCTTAGCGATGGCGGGACGGACAATCCACGCGGTCAATGTGGAACCCTCATCCTCGGCAGCGAAGCGCGCTTCGATGAACGGGTCGAGGTTGGTCAGCGACGCCCCAGTATCGACGGTGGTGTACGCAGCCGACAGCAGACCCGACGCACCGTTGGTGGTCGTGTTGCCGAGGTAGGCGGCGTCCAAGGTGCGAATTACCTGGTTGGCCAAACCCTTTCCGACGAGTTCGGCTATAGCCGGGGCCGAGTCGTCGGCCAACTCATTGGAAACCGGTGTGATACCAGCGATTTTGAACGGGGTGCATACAACCTCGTCGGTAGCACCATCGGTCTCCGAGATGGTCGCGTTCTCGGCGTACCAACCCACGGCGGGGTCAGAGACCCAGATCGGGAAGTTGATCCGAACCTTGTCGGTGCCGACGACGGTACCGGTCCGGGTAGCGATCGACTTTGCCTTGACGGCAAGATCAACCAGATCACCGAAATCCTCGGGGGTAAAAGCATCGGCGGTAGTGGTGTGGAGCATGGTCATGTATTTCTCCTGAAATGGAAATGGCCCAACACCTTTGGGGGGTGTCAGGGCCGTATGCGGGCATGAAAAAACCGCCTGCCACAGACAGACGGTTGGCGCTTGCGACGGGTCGCTAGCTGGTGCCTCTCAGAGGCGAAATACCGGGGATGCCACAGACACCCCGGAAAGAATCAACGGGTTAGGGCTCTAACAGCGCAACCCATCCAGCCGTTCGGGCGGCGGGTACGCCGTGCCCCTGTGAGGGGTCGTAACCGGGCTGGTACTTGGCAAGACCGGGGCGAGTCTGCGCTACTTCACGGGCAGCCGCTTCAACGGCTGCACGGTCCACCCCGCCCTCCTCGGTCAGGAAGTCTGCCAACGGCTTACCGGCCAGAGTGATGTCTTCGGGGGCCGACAGGATCTCCCCAGCGATCCGGTGAAGTTCCGCCGTCTGGAGCTGAACCAACCGCAACTCTGCTGCGGCTAGCTGCTCCCTGGCCTCGTTCCGCTCGACGCGATACCGAGCCTCGCGATTCTGCGGGCCTGAATCCTGCTCCCCGGTGCCATTACCCTCGGGAGTGGTGTTCGTGGCCCCAGCGTCGTCTACAGGGTCAAGAATCGGTGTTTCAGACAAGGTCGTCTCCTCGGTTGGTGTAGCTGGAATTGCGTCCTGTGCCGAGGCCGGAGCGCTCAAACAGCGCTCGGCGTACCTCTAGCGGTTCGGTGTCTTCGGCCAGGCCCAACCGCTTACAGACGGCTAGACGCCGGGCGGGGTCTTCAAACCACGGCAAGTCACCCTGTGCACGAATGTGGTCGTTGTAGGGGGCTCGCCGTTCCTGGTATTCATCAAATGCTGTTGTCATTTGGTCCATCTCTCTTGGTTGTGTGGGCATGAAAAAGGCCCCCGTGGCGCTTGAACCGGAGGTTCTGCGCTTGGTAGCGCGTATCTCCGATACGAGCGTGTTGGCGGGGGCCTGTCGGCGGGTCATTGGTTCCATGGGGCGAACGGGTCTTCGCTGTGTGGACAGAACGGGGCGTCGGCGCAGCAGTCCGGTTTCGGTACTGGCTTGGGCCGTACCGGTTCCGCTACTGACGCGGGCTCAGGTTCGACAACGCGATCGGGCAGAGTGCCCCACGGGTCATCCATGCCCTCAGTACTGAGGGCACCCATGTCCTCAGTTGGTGGCTGATTGGTTACATCTGAGGTGGCCTTAATCCCCCACGGGTCGTCGTCCATCCGATGGCTGGACTCGGACCCGCCGAACGGGGCCGAGGACAGATCCGAGGGACTGAGGGCACCAGTGCCCTCGGTTCCCTCACGATGAGTAGTTCCCTGATTTGTTCTCTGATTAGTTATGGAGGACACCGGTGACCTCAGTTGGCGGTCACCCATGTCCTCAGTTGCGGTCAGGGATGTCCTCAGTTCAGGTTCGACTGAGGACACCAGTGTCCTCGGTTCTAACTCAACTGAGGGCGTGGGTGTCCTCAGTTGGTACCGGTTCGGTTGGGTCTTACTTACGCCCGGTTCGACCACCGTCAGCCATCCTTTGGCGATGTTCTTGCTTATGTGCCGTCGCACCGTTCGGACATCCAACCCGGTAACCGACGCCAGCGTCCGTTGCGAGGGCCAGCACACGAGGCTGTCGAAATCGACGTACGAGTAGAGAGCGGCCATCGTCGCTTTCGTCTCCCGAAGTTCACGATCCTCGTTTCGGAAGTAGAGCCGCGCCCATCCAAACGCGTTCATCTCATTCACCGGCCAACAGGCGGTCAGTCAATTCGGACAGCTGTCGGCGGCATTCATTCCGCTCGATACGGAGCTGGATGCCCTCCCGGCGTAGCTTTCTGATCACCCGCCGCCAGTACTCGGGTAATTCCTCGAATGGTGTGTCTTCGTGCATGTTGTCCTCCTGGGGACGTTAGGTAAAGCCCGTATTCGGTTGTGTTACTTGGTGCTTGCCAGATGTATCGGTGTGCCGTCTGTGGCGTACAGAGGTCGGGGCCGGGGCATCTGGTCACGCGTCCTACCGTTGAACCGAGGGTGTAGGTAGACCTGCCAGATGACGTTTCCGCGTTCCGAACCGCTCATGCCGACGACGGTCATCTCTTCGGGTTCCAGCGGGAAGCAGGGCTCTATGCAAGGGACGGCAGCTGCCCACACCAACCCTTGGCGCTCGATGAACTCTTGCGCCACTTGGTACAGCGGATAATCGTTGGTGTCCTGCATGACTCGGGGATACACAACGTCCACTCGGCTGTCATCGCCCCACGCTGCGAACCAGACACACGCCTTCCCGCTATCGGTATCGGTCATGTCCAGCAGCTGTAACTTATCTTCCATATCCATCCTTCTCTTTCAGGCCGGAACGAGTTGTTCCAGCCAGTCTCTAAGGCCGAAAGTCCCTGCGGGAGTTACGACCTGTAGGTCTAGTGCTTCCATCGCGGAAACGATTTGGGCCGCTCTGCGTTGATCTGAGCGGCGTCTGCGGTCCCGTTCACGGCGGCAGGTGCGGCACATACCTTGCACCCGGTCTTGACTGGTCTTGATCGTGTGCCCATACGGGCACTGCTGTAGAGCCATCGGCGGGCCTTTCATACGTGGTATGTCGTGGGGGAAAATTTTGAGACCCCCGACCGGGTATCGAAGCCGACACGACAATCCCGGCAGGGGGTCAACAGACCGTCTGGAGAGGATGGAACCGACAGAGGGTCTGCTCGGATCGCACAGCACCACTGCGCGCGTGCGGTATCCAAGATTCGGGGAGTGCTAGGACTGGCTAGCCGGGGAGAGGGCTTACCCCTCCATATAGGGAATAGGCGCCACCTGAGAGTGCAGCAGCCCCAGGACGGTAGATCGTGATGGAGCTGTTACGAAAGCCCCGCACCCTCTCATAGGTTAAATATGAGTCTAGTTGCGAGCGCCGAGGCGCTTGGACGAGAGATCGTGACCCAACCGTTATGGGTGGGCACTGCCCCCCCAACAAGTAGGTGCGTAATTTCCGCTTCCAGCTGCGTATCTAAAACCGTTTACCCCTCCCCCACGGTAGTAGGTGTGCGTAACAGAGGCCCACTTCAAGGGGTTACCAAAGCTCGTCGTCTACGTCCCGATCAGTCAAGAGTGGTTGCCCCTGCGACCCCTTGGGCGGGACGCCCTGGCGGGGCGGCGTAACGCCGATCTTCGCGTACTGCTCGTCTCGGAACGCGTACCGCTTTTCGCGCAGCTTTCGCATTGACCCTCGAGACCTGTCGGCGCGGGCTGCCTCGTGAGCGTTCCGGCACGATGGGCACAGCTTCGGCCAGCCGCCGCCCCTGTGATGAGTCACGGCGCGGCGAGTGTGTACCAACACACCGCAATCTACGCAGGTGCCGTAGTAGACCCTGACGCCCCAGAACTGGACAACGCAGCCGTTCTTAGTTGTCCAGCTGGAGGCGGCCATAGAGACTTCGGCGGTCACGACACCTCCGGGTAATCCAGCAATCTGTACATAGCGAACTCTGACGGGTTCACAAAGTCGTAGTTGTCACTATCCACCTGAACGGGGCCGATTATCGCCGTATGGCGATGACGGCTTAAGAAGTCCGCAACCGGCTTGTACAGCTCGTCGGCTTCACTGCACAGGCCCCGGTGGACGATCAACACGGGCTTTCTGAACGCGGTTCCGGTCCGGGCGCTTAGGTACGGGAGTTGACCACACCGCAGTTGCTCATCGGTGGGCTTTCCGGCGTATGGACGGAAGGCTTTTATCGGCGTCAGCCGTGCCTCTATCCGGTCTAACGTCTCGCCCTCGCCCCGTGCGAAAACGGCTGCGGGGTCGTGCACTTGGCCTCTGGGGTAGTCATCCAGAAGGACGTATAGCCCCGCCGTGTCCTTGCTACGACTCTTGGCGAGCTTGTAGCCCTTTCTTGTAGCTAATCGCCTTACGCGAGCCTCGGCGGCTCTGGCCGTGGTGGTCATCGTTTCCTCCTCGGTTGTCGGCCCCTTGTGGGCGCGATCACAACCGGTACGTTAACCCGGCAACCGTGAGCTGTCAACAGCGAGGATCACGAAATATACAGTGGCACTTGACATACGACCTGATTTAACCGGACAGGAAGCGATACATAGCAAACTAAGTGTGTATTCCGAATTGCGGATTCCATCGGAATAACCGCACTACGGAGTGTGTATAAGTACGACCACTTTCACACCGTGCCGGTGCCC